CAAAACTTTCGCGTTGTTTACGCAATCGTATTTGTGCCTCACAAGTTAAAACAATGTTGTTGATTTTGTTTTTGTCGTGTTCGTCAAGTCTGATTATCACTTCGTCACTGTTCATGCCTACTCCTTATCGTCGGAATTGGTTTTACTTTAGCACACGCTTTTAGGTTGGGATGTAACCACATTACCTTTTCAGGGTTGTGCCGGTATCTTGTGCCGTGCATGGTCAGGCCACAGGCTTTACAAGGCGCGTATAACATTTATTGCCGCTTTGATCACTGAGGCGTTAAACCTGTTTTGCTCACCGCCAATGGTCATGTGTGCGTCATACATCAGTACCAGTTCATCAAGCAAGATTGCGTGGTCATCTAGCCGGTCTATTGGTGCTACTGGTTTGACGGTCAAAATGTCATCTACAAATTGCTTAAATACTTTGTTGTATTTGTCGCTGTAAGTATCGGGATACATTGCTTGTCTCGTTTCTTGGCTGATGCCGGGTTCGGGATATGGTGTGTCGGTCATGGGTTGGGCAGCGCCCATGCCGACCAGCCAACCTTAGACCAAAGGTGTAACGCGGCACGGATGTTGACATCTGGGTTGTATAAATCATCAAGTTTTTTAATGTAACCCTCTTTGATTAGCCATGTTTGGTGTACGCCATTAATTTGGAATAAGCCTCGACTGCCGTTGTTGCTGTCTTTAGAGTTGAGCGCCAGAGGGTTGCACGCGCTCTCTCGTTGTATGACTCGCAAGATGGTTGGTGACTCGCTTATTGGCCAGCCAGCCACTATTGCATCGTTTAAGTATTCCATGCAGCCTTTGTATGGCAACGTGGTGGTTGGTGCAACGGTGGGCAACGTGGGCACAACACTGTTAAGCGTGGTAGTAATCTGTACGCCCGGCTGTAGTTTTGGCTCTGGTGGTTTGCTGGCATCCCATAACAACACAAACGCTGCTAAACCGCTAATAAACCATGCACCTATTTTGATTGCTAAATAACTCATTTTTTCTCCAATTGGTAAGGCGTTTGCCAAGAGTCACCGACAGCGCTCTTAAACGCAATTTGTGCGTGTAATACTTTGCCGTTATCAGGGTCGCGGAATATCTGTACCAACACCATTTGATCTGTGTCTAGGTGAGTTGTGTAAACCTCGTATACGTATGTTTTGGCATCAGCCATATTGCATCTCCCCTTATCGCCGGTCATCCGACCTTAGGGCATCAGTGTGGCAATTCGGTGAATACTCTCTGAAACGCTTGTTTTACAAGGTTTGGCTGGTCTGCCATCTGTGGATTTATCTCCACGTGCAACCAATCGCCACCCGGTGCACCGTGTATTTCTGGCTTGCTGTACGACTTCCACGCTTGTCTGTCGCAGCGCCAGCCACGCCCAAATGCTTTAGGAAAATAATCCAGCACGCATTCAACGCCTAATTCGTTTGCGTTTGCTAACACAATGTTTATAAACGCAATAGTGCCTTTGCGGTTTGCGTCTAGGTGTTGCTCTGACGGCCTGAATGACAAGTCAACGCCTCGACCAGTGGCATGTACAGATAATGAGCCGGGATTGCCGCGCATGTCGCGCACGCCCCAAGAGCCGTTATTCCAAAACGCGCCTGCACCATGTTTGATGGCTTGCCTAATCCACTCATCCATGCCGGCACGTGGGCCAGCGGCAGCACCGTCACTGTTGCCTGTGTACGGCTTAGAGCCGATGACTTTAGGGTTGGCAGCGATAATGCTCATGGTGTCGGTGGCTCGGCTGGCTTGCGCTTTAGACCGTTTGCGGCTACAAGACCAGACAGTGTGCCAGTCATAAATACTGTCAACGTGGATAGCAAGTCAATAAATTGCGCGTCATTTGGTGATTGCTCTAACGGTTGCGTAACAAATAGCAGGCCGTAAACAAAACCAATAACGGTGATTGCAAATGTGACTGCAATGGTGCAGCCAACAAACACAATCATGCGAGCGTGCAGGTGCTCAATCTCTGCTTTGTCTTTAGCCATTGCTGACCCTTTCGCATTGTTGAATAGTCGAGCAGCGTGTCAACGCGGTGTTGCGTACTTTTAGTGGTGCGTTGGTTCGTGTTGTTTCGCAAGCGGTCAGGGCAAGTGCAAGCATGACACTAGCCAAGTAGTAGCGCGGCTTCATCGGCTGTAATTCCTAGCCTGTCAAGTAACGCGGCTTTATCTGTGGCTTTGTCGGCTTCTAATTCTTTAGCGCGTTTTGTTAATGCGGTGATTTGCGCGGTTGTTAAATAGTTTCGTTCGTTGTCTTTCCCTATCCACATTCTTTCATCTTGCTCAATAGTAAAAGTAAGGTCATAACCTAAATCGTGTGCGGCGGTCATCAAAACAGATGTGTTCATAAAGTAATTACCTGTATGCCTCTTGTATCAAATGTTGCTGTTCCTGATGAGGTGCGATACTTCATAGTAAAAGTATTGCTTCCAGCCGTTAATCCCGTAAATATGTGGCCGCTTGACATTGGAATATAAACACCAATGTTAGAACTTGGTGTTTGTATCAAGTTCGTAATGTTGTCGGTAGCGGCAACAGTTGAAGCGCCCGATACTGCAACAGAAACATAAACGCCGACATTAGCGCTACCGTTTGCGCAAGCCGCATGCCAAACACAAAATGCACTTGTTCCAGTAGTGACCGTTACAGAAGTAACCGTTGCTAAATCAACATAGGTTGTACTAGTAGTTGATTGTGTAGAATTTGTTTGTGCAGTTGCGCCAGTTATTGCACTACTAGGCCCGACAGTAGCCCACGCCGCGCCGTCGTAATACTGCACAACATTCGTACTAGATAAATAACAAAGTTGACCTTCAGCAAGCACCTTTTCGCCTGCGCCACCAAATCCAGCGTCGCGCGTAGTTGTATTAGTAAATACAGGTACGCCTGTGCCAGCACTAATATTCATATTTGCAGCAGTCAATACCTCGCCGCTAGCAAATAACGGTACTGAGGTCTGTTCGTTTGGCATAGTTCCTACTTTACGCTAAAACTGGCTGTGGGTCTTGTATCCCTAACTTACCGTAAATCGGGTCATTCAGGATGAACTCATAAACAATCACAGTGCTGGCCGTATAGAACGTGACTCGATGACCGTTGTTAATATTGACAGATATTTCTACGCCCTCAACCGATAACTCTTGGGCTACCTGACCGCCAGTAATTGTGTTAGTTATCGTTATGGTGTCGCCAATATCTACTAGCGCCAGCGCCTCACGTTGGGCTGTAGTCAGCATCAGGTAATCGGTTTGCACGGCGTTAAACGTGGCTACTGGCTCGCCTACAAGTAGGTAATCTGCCAGCGTGAGAGCGGCTGCATCGTTGTGTAACAGGCTGTTAGTGATGCTTACGTTCTGAATTAGGTACTTGGCTTGACTGGCTGCGTCATCGGCTACCTGTGGGCTGGTAGCACCTAGATGTTGGATACTTGCCCTGTTCACAATCACATCGGCATTAAAAATGATGCCTAACGAGTTGTAAGGGATGTTTGTGCCGTCATCGTGGAAGTCTGCGACACTGCCCGAGATTGTATTTCCCACTCGAGGCTGACTGGTCAAGTCGCCTGTTCTTGACATAAAAATACGGCCTTGCTCTGCCTGTTGTATTTCGTCAATGTATGCTTTGACGTTTGTACCCTCAGCAACCGTGTATGCGGCAGCGCCGCCTAGTGTTTGTGTGCCTGTCTCAATGTCACGGCTAAGTGCCGGGTATGCAACCTCTGGCAAATCCAAGACGGCTGATAATCGAGCACTAGACAATTGCTCGCTTACATTAAACTCTGCCAAAGCGGTTTGGGCTAACAAATAAAAATCATCAGCGCAATAAACAGTGACGGTATTTTGACCGCCTAGTTCGTAGTTGTAATCGTAATTGACAATCTGCCCAACAAATAACGCTACAAATGTATTTGCACTGTTGTATCTGCCAAACGATACACGACGCAATGGCGCTAATGTAAACTGTCCTGCCGGATCGACATACGGACTAGACGAGTACAAAGGGTTAAGCGTGCCGCCAGCCAAAGTATCGTTAAGGTTAAATGACATTGTGCCAGCAGTAAACTGATCGCCTACATCGCGCCTACCGCGTTTAATGTTGACATTGGTTGAGTATTCGAGCATTGGTGCAAACTCTGAAACACCGTCTAAGACATAGGTTGTGTTATTGAGCACCGCTCGAATGGGGTCGTCAAGTGTAAACGCATTGAGCATAAACCCTGTATCGATAAACAGTTCGTAATTGCCGCTCTCGATGACTGCTGTAGTCATTAGGCAACCGAAATATTGGCAGGGCCGGCAGCGCGATTAAACGCGCGGATGTTGTTAACAATTTCCTCACCGGTTTGTGCGTTGCTCATTACGCCGCTGACATTAATGTTGTAAACGATGTTGCCGCCAGCGCCCATTGATAGGCCGCCGCCGTCTTGCTGAAATTGCTCAAGAGGTGTGGCTGTGTATCCATTTTGTACTTGGTCAAAGAAACCTGCACCAATGCCTTTAACGTCTGCAAGTGTCAAGCCTGAGCCGGCTGCGTTAAGTCTTGATTGTGCGACTGCAAACGCATCCTCAACACCTTTAAGGTATTCTTGAGCGCTTGTGACACCTGCGCCATACCATTGCGCGGCAGCATTGAGACCTATGCGATTTGCAACGTCGTTAGCCGACTTGACTAGAGCGTTGACACCCTCTGGCCCTGTAATGTTTTCTTGTGCGCCAAGTACCAATTCGTGTGCAATGGCTGCACCGGACTCACCGCCGGCAGCCAAGACCGCCTGCAGACTCTCTTGCGATAGACCACGTTTAAGTAGCGTCTCAACATCTGTGCCGTAGGTGATAATGCCTTGCACTTGGTCGCGTAGACCTTGTAAAAAACCTGCACCTGTTTCGTCTCCAGCCTCTTTTGCGTCAGCAAAACTAAACGCAGATTTAATACCATCTGAGACGGACTTTCCAAAATCGTTAAATGCCTCTCGTGCATCCATTAATCCTGTTTTGGCTTTGTCTAATGACTCGAGCAAATCTTGATTTAATGTGTCGGCGGCCTCTTTAACGGCTTTGGCTGTTTCCTCTCTTAAAGTTTGTGCGGCATCCTCTGCGGCTTTTTTTAGTTCTTTAAGTTTGTCTGCGGCTTTTTTAGTGGTATCACTAAGACCGCCTAGACCTTTATCTTGTTCTTTAATTTTCTCAGTTGTATATGCTGTTGCATAGGCGGCTTTAAGTTGCATTGCATTAGAGCCAAATAACAACTCTGAGGTACTGCCTAGTCGTGAGTTTGTTTCTTTGCCTACATTGTTTTGCTCAACCTGTGCGGCTGTTAAATCTTTTGTTTTATTCTTAAAGATTGTCAACGCACCCATTGCCACGACAAGACCGGCAGCAATAGCGGCTGCACCTACACCTAGTGTCATGGCAGTATTCTTTGCCGTTTCCGATGCAGCCATTGCCCAGTTAAGTGCAGTGGCGACAATCATTACAGCGTTAGCGGCCTTTTGTACTGCGACATACGTTGCAATTGCTGTAGCAATACCTGCAATGCCTGTGCCAATAGCAATTACAACATTGACGTGGTTTGCAGCCCAGTCAGAGAACTTGACAAGCATTGGTATGACGGCCTCGAGCGCAGGCAGCAATGCCAGACCTAGACTTTCTTTCATGTCGGTAAATGCACCGTTCATTAATGCAAGTTGGCCTTTAGCGCTTTTGCCGGCAACGTCGGCTGCACCCTTAAAATTGTTGCCGAGTACTTTTACAACTTCGCTAAGACCTGCACCGTCTCTAATCATCTTTGTGATCTCTGGAGACAATCCTTTTAGGCCTTTGAGGTTGCCTGCGTAGGCTGCGGCCAATGCGTCAGTGACAGCGCGTAAGTCTTGACCTGTGCCGGCTTGGATGTCCATTGCCAAAGTCATGGCCTCTTGCGCTTTGGTAAGTGAACCTGTGCCTCTCACAAGTTGTGCAAAGGCTGGTCGCAACTCATCGTCTGCAACACCGGATGCTCGAGACATCTGCGTGATCATTGTTTCTGTTGCTGCAATTACTTCGTCACTTGCACCGACAGTGTTTTTAAGTGCCTGTGCTAATTGGACTTGGCTTTCTTGATCCTCGATGGCTGCCTTAACAGCAAAACCACCGGCAACAGCCAATGCACCCAATGCGGCAATTGCCGGCACAAATGCCTTTTCTAATACAAATCCGGCTTTTTGACCGTTAGTTTCTAATTGTTTTAGTTGCAGAATGGCTTGCTCAAAACCTTTGCCGCCAAGACTGGAAATGATTGGTATGTTAATTGCCATTGGGTCTCTCAATGTTTCTGTTCATGAGTTCTACAACTCTTTGCAAGATTTTGCGTACATCCTCTGTTACTTGTAATTTATTTTTTGCTACGGCAATATCAATTGCGCGTGGCGCTCTGCCAGCCTCTTTAGTTAGGTTTGTTGCAAATAGAGAATTACCGCCTCGTACACCTGCATGGTCAAAGATCGCGCCAGCCGGGTCAATCTGTTGTATGACCATCAGACCGTAAGGTTTAGCGCCATAAGCAATCTGTTCAGAGTGAGTAACTACACCATCAGTAGTGCGCTTAAATGTCACATACCGTTCTTTGCTAGCAGCCTGACCAACCTTAACCTTAAAACCTTGACGTGCTAAATCGTTATTCCATCGAGTAGGTCTGCCTTTAATAATGTTGCCGCGTACCATGCCAGACAAAGGTGCGCCGTTATTTAATGAGTTAGGAAAAGTTTTAATTAAATAACGTGCATCATTAATAATTACATCGCCACTGGCTTTAATATCTTTAGTAATTTGTCGACGGTATTTAGCATCAAAAGAATTAAGTTCTTTTAATATCTCTCGAGCGCCAACAATTCTTACAGCAGTTACGCCAGCCATTAGCGCTTGCCGTGTTGCTTGTTAAGTATCTCGATTACAGCGTTCATGTCGTCTGCCTCAAATGTAATCTCTCCGGGCCAGTAACCGGTGGCAACAAGGATTTCTGCCAGCGCTCGCCTTACTGATCCGGGTCGGCTTTTGGGTCTAATGACTCAAGTACATCAATCGATTTAACTAGTGCAATGAATTGGTCAAGCGTTCCCGGCACTGTTGTACCGCCTGCGCGTGTCGCCTCGTAACACAAGTAAGCCAAATCCTCAACACCAATACCCGATGCCATCTCTGACGCTTTGCGTTTGTACTTGCGTTCCCACGCAACAATCGTTGAGAGGTTGGTTACTACCTCGTTTATTGTGCCATCATTAAATGTGGCTTTAAGTCTTAATTGCATCTTGCCTCTTTCGTGTCGGGCCGTTGCCGGCGAGAATTAATTAAGCGACTGCTACTGAGTATGCGCCACCAGTAAAGGTGATGTCAATGGTATCAAGCGCGCCAAGTTGACCGTTGACGATTGGCAATGACTCCATGTATGAGGCAGTGAGTGTTGACTCTGGATTTGTTGCTGATGTGGCAGCGCTGGTTGGCTTGACTTTGACAGTTACTTGCGTGCCAACGAGAGCCTTAAGTGTGGCGTAAGTTTCTGATGCAGCAAATGAGTTGTACATCGTCACGGTGAGTGTGCTGTTTTCTAGGCCGCCAACGTATGAGCGATTGGTCTGACCAAATGCGGTGGACTCAAGCGACTCGATCATGCGCGTGAAAACTGCTGACGTGCATTGATCGCTCATATCAACGGCGTTGATCGTGACTACAGGATTAGATAGGTAAGTGCTGGTGGCCATGTGGGTTACTCCTCGTTGGTGTCTTTAATAGGTTTATCAGATTTTGTGCTCTTGCTGGTGGATTTAATAAACCCACCCTCAATTAGCGCCTCAATGTTGACACCATCAGCAGGCTCATAGGTATCGCCTACTGTGCCCAATCTTGGTGATGCAATAACGTATGCCATGTTTTATGTCCTAACTTTGTGCCTGCACATTGATGTTTAGATCATACGCTGCCAACTCGCTGCCACCGATGATAGCAATAGTTGGCCTGCCATCGGTAACACCTATTTGAGCGCTTACAACTTTTGCTGCCAAGTTCATCAGGCTGCGTTGAGCATCCAAGTTGCCCGGCCCAAGAGTCAACAATCTGACCGGATATGACAGCGTAAACACGGCGCGGCTGAAACCTGTAAAGGATGGCGCGTCAATGAACACGCATGGCGGCGAGATATTGCGTGGGTCTGTTACTACCTGTAAGCCTGTAACGGCGCTGAGAGTGGCTGCCAAGTTGTCTAGCGCGGTGTTAAACAGATCGGTGTAGGCAACTGGTGTGGGCATTAGGCAACCTGTGCGCGGTTGACACCTAGCAACTGTTTGATCATTGGACTAAGGCCGTTAGACCCACCAGAGACCATGCCATCAAACGAGGCAAAGTCTGTGACAGAGCCACGCTGACGGTACAAGAAACCGCCATAAGCGCGTGTGCCTAAACCTACGGCTGTTGATGGCAGCACTGTTAGCGAGTCGTGGTAGCCAGCCTCTTGTCTCCTTAGAAAACAAAAGGCTGACGATGCAGCCGCACACAATGTAAGAAACGTGGCATCGGCAGCGGTCGCTGTACCAATACCTAACCAATCCTCTACATCGGTTGCAGATACCCAAGTGCACACCTGATTGTAAGTAAGAGTGCCAGTGGTGGTTGCTACTCGATCAACGTCTGTGCCAGTGCACCGGTACAAAACCTGATTAGGTAATGCCACGTTTGTGTTGTACAACGGGAAACCATCAGAGTCAATACCAATGTACAAATACTGTGGCAAACCTTGCACAACAAACGTGCCGTTAAATGGTACGGCAACTGATGCGATAGTGACACTCTCACCAATAGCGATCTCTGTTGGCTCAAGTGTTTGCACTACCGCATAGTTGTCTAGCAATTGCTTGCTGGTGACTGTGTAATTACTCATGGCGGTGAGGCCGCCTCTCGACTAAGCCTGTGTGATCTTTTGGATCATGTTTGCGTTGGCCTTAAAAGTTGCCGCATAACCGAACACGCTCATTTGGCGGCCAAGTGTTGATGGCAACTCAACTGAGAGCATCCCACGATCTTGGCGGTACACCTCAAAAGCGTTCTTGTTCATGATGACCATTGTCTTGGCAGCAAAGTTGTTATCAACAACAATCTCTAAGCCGAGTGGGTTCATACCTGACCATGATGCAGCCGAGCCAGCGCCGAGCGAGTTCTGACCGTTGAGACCCGGTGCGCCGATTGCTGGAAAGATTGGGCGGCCTGTGGTGTCAACAAGTTGACCCATCAATGCCCACGTTGCTGGATCAACAAAGATGTGTGTTGGCAACATATTTGTGGCCTGCGATGAAACTACTGCTGCATCGTAGATTGATTTCATCAAGTCGGTTACTGACAAATCCCACACTCCAGCGGATGTTGCTGCGGTGAGCAAGTTGTCTGCTGCGTAGTTGTCAATCGCTACAAGGTACTGACCAGCCAAATCTTGCACAATGATCTGCATTGCGGCAGGATCGGTAAAGTCAATGACTTGGTAGGACAGTGTTGCTTGTCCAGCAAAAGTTACTTTTGTAACTGTGTTGGATGCAATCACTGCGGTTGTTGCTGATACTGCGGTGAGTTCAGTTGATTGCTGTGCAGCGGTTGGATGGGTTGTCCAAGTTGGTCGGATGAAAGTTGCACCTGCACCACCGTTTGGCATTGCGCGCGTACCAAGTGCGTTGAGCACTGGCGCAATGTAGTTGATGTCTTGGAACACTGGGCCAAGAATTGGCGTAGGCACGATACCGGCATCATTGCTCAATACGTTGTCTCCAGCGGCTGCCTCAAGTGGTGACTTGTGGTATGCGCGGTAATCGGCAAACACTAGTTGTGCTGATGCTGCGACCTCGCCGCCTTTGTGCATTGCTGAGATCCACTCGCCTGCGTTTGGCAAACGTGGCTCGCGCTTTGCTGATGCAAAAATTGGTGCAGTTGGGATGGTTGCCTCTACTGCCTCGACTGGTGTTGTTTCGCTCATGGGTTCTGTCTCCTGTGTAGGTTCTGTTTCTATAGTACTTATTTCTGGCTCATCTTGTGGGATACTCGCCGCGATCTCTGTGATCTGTGCACCTGCAAATGCTGGCACGGCAACAACGCTTAACTCTGTCCACGTTGCAGCGCTGATTTCCATAACGCCTGCCTCGTCATAACTAAAAGATGTAGGCGTAATCCCAATGGAAACGCTGTCTAAAACGCCGTCTTTCATAAGGGTCATTGCCTCGTTGCCTTGCACTGTGTCGCTGATCTTGGCTGTAAAGAGCATTCCTGCACTTGTGCTTTCTCTAGACACCACTAAGCCG